CATGGATATTGTAAAATAGAGATACAGATCTAAGCAGCGCCGACCGAGAGGGGGGCTATCGCCGGACATGCTCAGGCCGTCCTGAACAAAGTATGCCGTGTCCGCGATAGCGCCCTTTTCTTTTTTGGGAGACACATGGGAGCATCAAAGCTGACAGTGTCGATCAAGGAGCGGTTGTTCCTGAAGTTCATTCTCGAAGGGATGACACAGACCGACGCCTATCGAAAGTTATCAAACAAAGAACTCAGCGAAAGCTCGTGTGCCCTCGGCGGCTGGAAGTACATGAACCGCCTCAAGAAGAGAATCCCTTGGGACAAGATACTCGACGAATGGGGTCTCGGGATCGAGAAGATCGCCGAGAAACTCCGGGAAATGCTTGACGCGAAGAACCCAAGATTTCATCAGGATGCTTGGCTCGGTGACTGGCCTGACAACGCCGCGCGCGGGCGGGCCCTCGAGCTCCTCGTCGACATTCATCGCATGAAAACGAACAAACTTGAAGTAACCGGAAAAGACGGCGGCCCGGTGGAGGTATTGAGCACGCTCAATGACATCATCAAGTTTAGTGAGAGCCACAAACCAGATAGCCCAGAGATATCGGAATGATTGGGGCCTGTTCGCCCGCGAGGTGCTTCGCGTCACCCTCGACCGCGAACAGGAAGACTGTCTGTATTCAATCCAGCGCCATCGGCGCGTGTCGATACGTTCGGGCAACGCACGGGGTAAGGACTTCGTAGCAGCCGTTGCCGCAATCTGTTTTTTGACATTGTACTATCCGAGCAAAGTCATCGAGACCGCACCCACGCAGCGGCAGGCGGTCGGGATCATGATGAGCGAGATCAGGTCGATCTACAACCGGTCGGCGATTCCTCTCGGGGGGGACTTGCAAACCGAGCGCATCATGTTTCCCAACGATCCGGACCCGCATTATCTCATGGCGTTCAAGGCTGGGGATAAAGAGGCCGAACCGTGGAGCGGGTTCCATTCGCCGAATCTCATGGTTGTGGTGAGCGAAGCAACGGGTATGTCGGACGAAGTGTTCGATGCGATCGAGGGTATCCTCCAGGCAAACAGCAAACTTGTGTTGTGCTTCAACCCGTTCAGGCTGAGCGGCGAAGCGTACCGGAGTATCACGAGCCCGATGTATGTGAGACATCGTCTGAACTGTCTGGATGCGCCGAACGTGAGAGCGAAGAAGCAACTCATTCCAGGCCAGGTCGACTATGAGTGGGTCCGGGCCCTGATTGAGGAGAAAGGCTGGGCGACGCCGATCATGGAGGCCGAGGTCTCGGTCGATGAGAATGATTTCCAGTGGGAAGGGCGATGGTACAGGCCAACGGACTTGTTTCGGATCAAGGTTCTCGGGGAACCACCAAAGGAGAGCGAGGATGTTCTTATCCCGTATTCCTGGATTGAAGCAGCACAACAGCGGTGGAAAGAAAACCACGCCGTTGAAGGAGACCTCAAACTCGGTGTTGATGTCGCTGGTGAAGGGCGAGACTTTACTGTGTTCGCGCACCGATACGGGTCCGTGGTGTCGCGCTTGGATAAATTTGCGAACCAGGACCATATGGTGTCCGTCGGCCGTATCGGTGAAGCGATCAAGGTGAAAGGCGCGACTGCTCTGATCGATACGATCGGCGAGGGCGCTGGGATTTATTCCCGATGTAGGGAGTTGAAACATAATGCGAAAAGCGCAAAATTCAGCGAAGGCGCGAAAGGGCTCAAGGATTATTCGGGCCAGAGAACCTTCGCTAATATTCGGGCTTATTGCTACTGGGCTATTCGCGACGCGCTCAATCCTCGGTATGATGTTCAACTCTCTTTACCGCCGGACGACGAGTTGGCTCAGGAGCTTCACGAGACGCAATGGAAAATCAGAAGCAACGGGGATATTCAGATCGAAGAGAAAGACGAAATCAAGGCGCGGTTGAAACGGTCTCCCGACAAGGCCGACGCGCTCGCGTTAACATTCTATCCGGTCCGTCCGGTTCAGGTATTTCTCTGAGGACGAAATGGGACTATTGAATAAAATCAAGACTGCATTAGAACCATATAATCCTTTTCGCATTGAAGAAAAAGCAATTGGCGCAGGATATCGAAACGTTGCAACAGTATTGCCGCACGGAGCATACGACTTTGCTACCGGCACTCAGTTTTTAAACTGGATACAGCAAGAATCAATGGAGGATGGCCCGAGGCGAATATCCGTACAATCTCCTTACCTTCAAAACTCATGGGTATTTTCGGCTGTGACGGTGATGGCGGTGAACTTCGCACAAGCAAAGTGGCGCATCATGGATAGTGATGAATATGATGCGAACGAGGTGGAAGAAAAGAAAAATCCACAATGGGGTTGGGTGCCGAAGTTATTCAGATATGTCTCGCCTACGGAAAACCGGTATTCACTCTGGGAAGCGCTGTTGATGAACTATGCGCTTTACGGGGAGTGCTTCTGGAAGTTGATACGTGAGGGAGGATGGATAACTCAGATCGACATACTTCCTCCTCCGCAGATACAACATAAGGTGAGCGATACTGGAAAGTTCCTCGCATGGGAATACAATTCCGGGATGGTGCATGAGACGATACCGGATGATGATATAATTCAATTTAAAACCGTGAATCCATACAGCAAATGGCGCGGTATCTCGCCTCTTACCGCAGCGGGACTTGGGATCAATGTTGACTTCGCCGCCTCACTCTACAACTACTTCTTTTTCAACAACGATTCGACGCCGGCGGGCGTGATAAAGACTGATCAGGAATTGACGAACGAAGAAGCCGATGCAATGCGGATACGTTGGATACAGCAACAACGAGGCCTCAACAAAAAGGGGAATATCGCCGTATTCGGCAAGGGCGGGGAATACAAACCCATCGCCCTTGCACAAAAGGATATTCAGTACATCGAGCAAAAGAAGTGGAGCCGCGAGGAAGTATTCGCAGTGCTGAATGTTCCTCCTGCCCTTTCTCAAGTGCTTGAGTATGCATCGATCAAGAGCAACATCAAGGAGCAACGACAACAACTCTTTGAGAACAACCTCATCCCAAAGATGCATTGGATAGAGGACGTACTAAAAACGCAGTTCTTCGACCGCGAGAAGATACCGTTTGTGGGAGAGTTCGATACATCGGGCATCTCGTCTCTTAAAGAAACCGTAGCAGAGAAGGTAACCTCCGCACGCGAGCTTTTCAACATGGGCGTTCCGTTCAACATGATCAATGATAAATTGGAGTTCGGTTTTGATCCTTTACCATGGGGGGACCAAGGCTACATGCCGATGACGATGGTTCCCGCTGGGCAACCTCCCCCGGAGAAGAATCCGAGTGAAACATTGCCGCAGAAATCGAAGGCGGTCGCTGTCATCGTGAAGAAACGCACCGATTCTACACTCGTGGCCGAGAACATTTTACGCAAAGTCAATAAATACGAAACAAGATTCAAGAAAGAACTTCAGGAATATTTTTATAAAATGCGATCAGATGTACTGAATAAGGTAATAAACAAGAAATCTATCAAACTCGCCATCGAACAGTCATACTCCGACATCCTCCCGAATGAGGACGACTACGACAAACTCATAATCGAAATCGCGCGCCCGATATACACGGAGGTTTTCGATATTGGCCTACGTGGACTTAACGAGGCAATGGGGACGAATGTCTCAATGGCCTCCGTGCGGGCGCAAACGATAATCACTGACAAGACGATGAAACTCCGCGAGGTGAACGATACGATCCGCGATCAGATCATCGCCGATACGAGGCCGATAATCCAGGACGCGATCAAGGAAGGTCTTTCTTACCAGAACGTCGCGGACCGTATCGCGGATGAAGTGAAAAACATTTTCAACAACGCCCGCCGGAGGACCGAGACCGTCGCACGGACGGAGATCAACGGAACACTATCGGCCTCCAGGTCGGCGGGTATGCAGGAAGCGGGAGTGGAAAAGATACAGTGGATATCGACGCGGTTGATCCGGCAGTCGCATATACTGAATCATCTCCAGGTGAGAAGTTATTACGTGGAGAAGTTTCCCTCGGGAATCTATGAACCCTACGATCCGGACGCGCCTCCCGAGGAGGTAATTTCATGTTCTTGTATCGCAGTACCCTATGAGTTTGAAGCATGAGAGCGAAAAAAACGGCGGTTAAACAATTATCGAAACTTGATGCGGCCTGTATCGCCGGAATATTCGATGGTGAAGGATGTGCTGGTATAAGCAAGTGGAAAAGTAACTACAAGGCTCACCCTTATCTTTATGGGGTAAGAATGATTATTACCAATACTAATTTCCCATTGATATGTTGGCTAAAAGAAAAGATTGGTGCCGGTTGCGCACATCAGGTGAAACGAGCAT